TCAATGCCAAGAGGAACGATATTTGAAATAGATTATGAGAATGATTCATTTAAATTTAATTTTATCAAACCAGTTAAAAAACAAGCTTTAGCAAAAGAAATATAGTTACTATATCAACTAATAAATTTATATGGAGGACAAATGCCTAGTAGAGTTATGAGCGGTCTCAAATCGATGTATGGGTCGGTTGGAACAAGTGGCCTTATGCCGACCATTAGAAGTAGCGTTGGTTCTATTGGTTTTAAAAAAGGAGCAGCAGCAGCTGCAGGTGTTGTTGGAGCTGGTGCCATTATGAGAAGAAGATCTTCCGGAATGGACAAAACAGTTGGAAGACCAACTGGAATAAGGAACTACTAATATGCCAAGCCCTAGATTTGGATCGATTTCTAACTCAATGTATGGTAGCATTGGCGGTTTAGCTAATAGAATTCTTCGTGGAAGAAACATTCACCCATTATCTCAAGCATATGCATTATCCCCAGCAGCAAATTCAGCCAATATTAAAATGGGTAAAAGAGTCCTAGGAGTAGGAGCTGCCATGGGTGGACTGGGAATGGCCAATAGGCGTGGTCCAGTTGGTGGCTATAATCCACAAAGGCCAATTATGCAAGTACCAAGAAATGGTCAAGCAATTTAGGTATAAAAATGAGCAATTGGGAAACTTTTATAAATGAGTCTGGTGATTTCGAACTGCCCAACTTCTTGTACAGAACTATTAATGATTTAATGAAGCAGTCTTTAGATATGGGAACGCTACTGTCTAACGATCAACATAAGTTAAGAGCTTATAAAGAGCAAACAAAAAAGATGTTTAAAGCACGTTGGTATGAAATAGCAAAAGCTCTTGAATTTTTTAATATTATAGACCCTTGTGTCTGTTCTCTTTATGACAAAGAAACTTATTGTGACATATGCAAAGGTGCAAGATATACAATTAGTTCAACTCTTACTCCAGATCAGATGAAAGAAGTTGGAGTATTTATTAATGCAGCAAGCGGAGTTGAAATAATGCAGAAGCTTCAAAAAAGTTTAAGTGAGATACTGGCAGTACAATAGTGTGGAATGCCCAAGATGTGCCTACAGGCTGCAAAATGTAACTGAGTATGTGATTGAAGAAGATAAATTTATTTATGTAAGAGAATATTTCTGTTCTCACTGCAAAGGTGCAGTAGTGGAAAGTTTTGATGACATAGGTTTAGTTAGATCAGAGTGGATTGATTTCAATGTCTAATATAGAAAAAGCAGATGATAAAAACGGTTTTATGAAACAGTTTGAGTCTTTAAGACCAGACTTATTTTTTCCTGATCACTGGTCAGAAGAAGAAAAGCAAAAAGCTACAGAACTTGTAAGGCCCCAAAGAACTAGGAATGCGATGTTCTCATCGATTCCAATGAATTGTCAATCTGAAAAATGTATTTTTGCAGCTACATGTCCACTGTTAAAAGAAAATCTTGCTCCAAGAGGAAAACCGTGTCCAATAGAAATGTCAATGGTTTCTCAGTTTACAGCAGAATACTTAGAGCAACTTGATGTAAATCCAAATAATCTTGTTGAAGTTTCAATGGTAAGAGATCTGGTAGATCAAGAAGTTCAATATCTGCGTAAAACAAAACTCCTTGCTAAGGAGCATTTCATTCAGGAAAATATTATTGGAGTTGACCAAGAGGGTCAGCCAATTTTCAAAAAAGAATTACACTTAGCGGTTGAGTTAGAAGATAAACTGCATAAAAGAAGAAAAGATCTAAGAAATCAACTTCTTGCAACTAGAGAAGCAAAAGCAAAAGTTGGCCAAGTTCAACTTGATACAGCTCAAGCAATATCTGAGATTATTAATAAAGTTCAATCAATTGATATACAGAGAGAAAAAATTATTAAACAAAAACTTGGCACATATGAAATTGATGAATATATTGAATCTCAGGAAACGGAAAATGACAAAGACAAATTTTGAAAAGCTAACAAAAGCTTATCTGGATATGGGTATGGCAACTAATGAAACTGAAGCTAGAGCACGTATTCAAAAGAACTTTTCTGCAGCACTTAATCCATCGCAACATATAGCAAATCTAGATATTATTTCTCCTCGTTCAGAAGTAATGGATAACTTAGAAACATTGCATACTAGATATTTGCAACTTTTGCAGCAAGAATTAGATGAAGGAGTTGGATTAACTCAAGATAGAGTAAGATTATTAGGTATGGCTATGCAACAGCCAACTATGAATTTTAACCTAATATCTTCATATCAATCTAGAAAAGAATTACAAAATCAGTTTGAAAAAATGATAATGTTAACTGGATCAACTGGACAATCTGGTTCTGGAGGAACATTTGGAGTTCTTGGTTTTCCATCTGTTCCTATTCCATCTGGAAACCCAAGGAAAATGTCAGCCTTAATGATGACTCCAGGAAGTTCTCATCCTTTGGATATATTATTAAGCGGAAGAACATTTAACATGTCTCTTGATACTAAAAAAATTGAGATAGGATATTCTAGTATTCCAACACCAGATTATATGAGAGAACTAATGCAGCAAAGAACCAGTCCGCCACTTAAAGAAATCACAGAAAAACTTGCAAGAGGAGAAAGAGTAAAATACTTCTCTCTCGACATAGAAACTACTGGAGTAGGAACTGATGATATAGCTAGATCTCTTTCTGGTCAAATGTATGATTCTCATCTTCCTGGAACATCTGTAGCAACAAGTATTGCAGGAATGTCTGCTGATCCTTCTGGAAGAGTAGGATTTCATTTAATTGCTCCAGAAATGCAAAATCTAGTGGTAAGTAGATCAACTGGTCAAGGAACAAGACTAGGAACGGAAATAGCACGCAAAGAAGCTCGATCTTTGTTAACTGAAAACATTGACGACATATTTGATTTATCTGACCCACTACAAAGAAGACAAGCAGCAGATTCATATTTTAAGTTGTTTAATTTCATGGCGCAAGATGATGTTTATATTGTTGGAAATAATGTTGGAGCATTTGATATTCCAAAAGTTGTTCAAAGTATAGCTCAACTACAGGAATTCAGTGATATCGATGGCGCAGATGAATTAGTATCTAAAGTAATATCAAAATTAAACAATGGAAAAATTATTGATATGACGCAAATTTCTGGTCAATATTTGCAAGGTAAACTTATAGAAAGATTACGTCAATCTGGAATTGATCTCCAAGATACTGAGAGAGCAATAGATTTTGTGAGAACAAACTTACTTGCTCCAGAAACTATAGCTAAAGGAGGGCTTCTTGGAGAGGGTGTTAAACCAAGGTCAATGGAGAACCTTCTTTTGTCAACAAACATGTTGGAATTAATAAAAGATTCTGCAGATCAAGGAAACACTGAGGCCTCAAAGGTTATAGATGCTCTACAAAGAGGTACTCACATTTCCGAAATTGACCAATATTTTTCTGGAGAATTGCTTAGAAGAATTAATGATCAGAGCTTAGATCTCTTAGGTGCTGGACACGTACAGGACCCGATCCTTAGGGGTATTAGACAAACTATAGCAAGATCAGTTGCGCCTTTTTCTACTGCAAACATAGTAGATGTTAATCAAATGTCAGATAATTTATTAAGATTCATGATTAGTCCAAGTGGTAAAGGAACTCTTCAAGGAGTAAGAGTTTCATCTCAAGGCGGCGATGCAATGATTGCATTCAATGCAGAAACTGGCATGTATGAGGAAAGTTTTTTAAGAGGTTCTAAAGCAGGACAAGTATCTCCAATAAGAACACAACTTGCTGAGATGAAAATAAGAACTGTTCTACATCAAGAATTGACTGCATTACAACCTGGAGGATCAGCACCAGTTGATAGAATGTTGACATCCGGAATTAGTTATGCAGAAGCTTCTCAAATGAGAAGAATGTTAGATTATGTATCTACAACTTCAACAATAAGTCCCGTTGTTACTGCAAATGCTACATCTGTAACATCAAGAGTTCCATTTGTCAATGTATCAGCGTTAGATGCTACGCAACAAAAAGAATTCCTAGGATCTTTATTAACTACTAGACAAACTATTGGTTTTCCATATTTGGCAGAAAGACCTGAAATTATCTCAAGAGGAGACTTGGCACTCACTAGGTCAATGGCTGATAGATATGATCCAATTCCAGAAAATCTAGTTACTCAAGCTTTTAGATCACTTCATTCTGGTGGAGCTGGTCTTGGTTTCTTAGATCCATCAATGAGAGGAAGCTTTGTTGCAGCTTCTACTCTTACTTCTGAAATTCCTTTTACTGTTCCTAGAGATTCATTAGCAAGACCAGTAGTAGATGCAGTTGATGAAGTTTCTCAAACAACTACTCTTCCAACTCAAATTTTAAGAAGAGCAGGATTGATATCTCCTGGAGATATTCTGCCAACAGATGTTGAGAGAGTAAAATCGATGGCTTTGAGAGGACAAAAAATTGCAAGGCAAGCTTCTGAACTCGGAGTAGTATTTACTAGAGCTCAAGAAACCACAAGAATATTAACAACAGATAGCGAAGTCGTATCAAAGCCAATGATGTCTGCAAAGTTAACAGAAGAAATTAAAAGAATTAAAGGTGATACATTTTTTAGTGATATTGGTTTAGACAAGGCACATTTTTCTATTGTTGATGGAAAGGATAGAGTTAACTTGGTTCTTGGATCTGGACAAATGCAAAGGTCAAAAGCACAAGAATTAGCAGAAAGTATTGTTGAAGTTTGGAGACAAAACGCAGGCAAAACCACAGAAGAAATGGTTAAGTCAGGTCTTGCTGGAGATGAATTGGAAGCAATAGCGATTAAAAATATTCTTAAGTCATCTTCTTCTGGAACCATAGCAGATGCTGCTCAAATAAGCGCTGATGAACTTGTCGATAAACTTACAGACACATTTGTGAGAAGTGGTCCAGTTTCGGGATTCATAGAAGGAGCTCCAGCACAAGGTGTAACTGCACTCCTAAGAAGACTTGGAGGTTCCATAACTAACGATGTTGAACCTGTGAGAAGAGGGTTCTTATTTCAGGTTAATGAAATGGGAGAACAGTATAATGCTGTTACTGCTTCTATTAGTACAGCAGCTGAACAAGTTCTTGAAGCAGAAAATCCAGCGCTACATGCGGCAGCAAGATCACAGATGGTTGGTGGACAATACGAAACATTTTTATCCATTGTAAGAGAAGCCGAAGAAAATCCAGAATTTAGAAGAAATTTAGAAACTAACTTTTCTAGAGCAAGAGTAGATACTGGAATACGTGGTACATCTATATTTAGAAATAGAACTTTAAGAGATGAATCAATAGTTAACTTTATTACTAAACATAAGCCAAAAATGGCTGTTGCAGCACTAGGTGTAGCAGCTTTTAGTGCGGGTTACTATATAGCAAGAAGAAATAGAAAAAACGAAATGTTCAACGAGGTTATGAATCAGCAACCGTATGAAGATACTGGACTGGTTCAAGAAGCTAACGATGACATTCAAGCAGACAAACAAATTTATAGCGCAAGAAGAGATCCACTTGTTACTGCTGGAGTTGTCGGAAATTTAGATAGAAATAAAATTGGACACACAAAAATGGGCCCAAATAAATACGATTATTTATACGGAAGATAAAAATGGCAGTATTAGAAAATTTAGGAAAACTATTAGCAAGCTCTCGAAGTCTTAGTCAAGCTGCAAGGCAAGCAACCTCTAGTTCTGCTGGAACTGCCATTGGTAGAGCAATGTCTACTTTTACTGAATCTATACCAGGCTCACGAGGAAGAAGAATCGCTGTCGGAGCAGGACTTGGTGGATTAATGATGGCAGGCATGTATAAAGAAACTGCTCAGCCAACTATTAAAGCAGCAATGGATGTTGCATTCGATGATCCAAATGCAGATAGAGCAGTGCTTGGAACTGATTTAACTGGCAGCATATTGGCTGGAGGAACTCTTGATGGGCCAATTGGTGGCTTAGCAAGAGGCTCTAATCCATATAGATTTTATGGAGCACCCAATCCATTAAGGGCAGCAGTGGGATCTAGTGTTATTGGTGCTGGAGCAGGTGCTCTGTTAGGAGCTAAACTTCGGAAAAAAAACAGGATTAGGTGCAATGGTGGGTGGAGTTCTTGGTGGAATTACGGGAGTTTATGGATCAATCGATTTTGCTCGCAGGTCTGCACAAGAAAATCAACAAATCATTAGTCAGTCTCCTTTTTATAATTCTTCAATGTTAACAGCTGAAAGATTAAATGCTAGTGGAGATATAGTTTTAGGAGCGTATAATACAAGAAGAGGTGGATACTAATGCCAGCTGATGGTTCTTCTTACACTGTTGACCCATTAATGTCATCTCAAATGGCTCCAGAAGTTGAATTACCTTTGCCATTAAGAGCTCTAAGCGCAATGCCATCTGCAACTCAAATGGCAGCTGTAAACGCTAGTAAATATGCAAGCACCATGTTCAGAGGTGGTTATCTAGATGTCGCAGAAGGTGCATCTGGAATTAGATCTGCACTAGGAAGAAGAACAGGTGCATACGTTGGTAATGTCGCCCAAAATGCAGACGAGTTTGCATTAGGTAAAAGTATATTTGGAAAGTATGCTGCGAAAAAAATGAAACCTAGAGTAGCAGCTGTAGCAAATCCATTTAGATTTGACAGCGTTGCTAGATTAACAGGTATTGCAGGAGATAGATCAACACCCTATACTCCATTTCAGGGAGTATCATTTATACTTAATAAGCTTATGGGCGAAAAATCTTCAGGAAGAATTCCAGAAAGTATAAGGCATAGATTTAAAGCTGATTTAGAAGCAAATCCAGGTAAACCACTTTATGCTGGTGGAGTGTTAGGAAGACTAAATACATTCAATAAAGCTACAGCTTATGAATCTGCAGTTCAAAGAGCAGCAGATATAAGAACGAGAGTACCTCAAGAAGCAGCAAGAACTAGAGCACAAGCAAGAGCCGTTAGAAGAGGCGATGCTGCCGCAGCTAAGTTATCTAGACTAGATGAAAATATATTAAAAGTATCAAAACAATCTGCACAATTTGAAGCTACAGCTAAGTTTGCAAAATTATTTCCAGGTCAAAAAGACACAATTGGATTAACAGCTTCCTATGCAGACGACATCATGAGAGCAAGGGGTCTTACTAGCGTTGCAGATGTAGCGGGGATGGGCAGATTTGAAGCTATTGCCAGAATGACTGGCGGAGTGATGGGCGAAAATGTTTTTAAATTCTTGGGAGTTATGCAGGGAGCTGGACCAAAAGCTTCTGCTGAAACTCTTGCAAGAGTTGGCAAAGGCATTGCACAAGGTCTTGAAAAAACAAAGATGTCAGTTAATGCAGCAACTGGTGCTTTATTCTCCAGTGAAGCAGCAAGTATTATTAATCCTTTATCGACATATGCAGATGATGCCGCTGCTCTTTTAAAAACTGGGGATGTAAAATCAATCAGAGCTGCTACAAAATCTTTGGCAATTAAAGCTTATGGAGCTGGAGAAAAAGGTTTAGCAGCTAGGCTTGGTGGAACATATCTGTCTACATACGGCAAAGCTGCAGGAAAAGCATTCAGTGTTTATGGTTGGGCATCATTAGCTTATGATGTTGGAAAAGGTCTTGGAAAATTAATGATGGGAGGTGTAAATACTGGCAAAGATGCGCTAAAATCTTTTCAGGGCAGTATTAACAAGCCTTTATTTGGAGCAGGATTTAAAGACAATGAAGTAGCTGCAACTTCAAGGGCTAGAGGAGTTATGGCAATTCAAAACTCAAGACTTAACGCAAGATCAGTGTTGGGATCTGAAAGTTCAATGTTGGCAGCTCATTTTGGATAATTATGAATACATCTATTATTAATAAAACAAAAAAGTTTAGACAAGACTTAGAAAAGTTATCTAGAGAAGATTTATTAGAAATAATAAGAGCTCAAGATATTGAAGCTATTAAACAAATTAATAGAATTGAATGGGTGTTTGAAAATAAATTAAAACACCTTGCTTGGGCAGATGGATCAATTATAGATAATAGGCCTCTAACTAATAGAGAGTTATCTTTATTGGTTGATGAACCATTTGAATTAGACTTCGAACTTTTAGACATGCGGCATTTCTGCTGAACAACAAAGGCAAATACATGTAGCCAAAGATCCGTGTGTTTGGGCAAAACAATTTCTCGGTGCAGAAACAAGAGTATATCAAACTCTCATTTTAAGGGATCCTTCATTAAGAAAAGTTCTTAGAGCTGGTCGTCGTTTAGGTAAGACTTTTAGTATGGCAATTTATTTGCTGCATTACAGCTATACTCATAAAGATGGAAAATGTCTTGTTATTGCGCCAATGAAATCTCACGTAGAACTAATATATCAAGAGATACTTAGACTTGCTTCTAAAAATGAAATTGTAATGAACTCAATTATAAGAAAAGTTACATCTCCACAATTTATGATTCAATTCACAAATGGATCGACAATTAGATTCTTCACATCTGGTATGCGTTCTGGCGGAAAATCTGACGTTGCTAGAGGTCAAGAAGCACACGTAATTGTTCTTGATGAAATGGACTACATGCACGCTGACGATCTTGATGCACTATACGCAATGTTGCAGAAAACCGCAGAAGATCAATCCGATAAAGTTTTGATAGGCGCATCTACTCCAACAGGTAGAAGAGAAAGATTTTGGGAATGGTGCAGAAGCACAAGATTCAAGGAGTTCTGGTTTCCATCATATTGTAATCCATACTTTTCCAAAGATCAAGAAGACGAATTTAGAGAACAATATTCTGAGATAGGATATCGACATGAAATTGAAGCTGATTGGGGCGAAGATGCAGAAGGTGTATATCCCAGAAAGTATGTAGATAAAGCATTTATAGAACCATCATGGAACTATATACCAGAAATAACTTCTGCAAGAAGCTTTTTTGTTATGGGAGTTGACTGGGATAAATACGGAGCAGGAACAAATATAGTTATGCTAGAAGCTTGTTCTGATTCTTATGAAGAAGAAAGATTTAGAAATAGAGTTAGACTCGCATATAGACAAGAAATAGAGAAATCAGAATATACTTTGACTAAAGCTGTTTCTAGAATAGTTGAACTTAATGATATTTTTCAGCCAAAACACATTTATGTAGATAGAGGTTTTGGTGAGGTCCAAGTAGAGCTTCTTCATAAGTATGGAGTAGAAAATCCTATATCTGGACTCAAGAATAAAGTTAAGGGAGTCAGTTTTGCTGAGACTATTGATATTAGAGACCCATATACAAAACAAATAATAAAGAAAGAAATAAAACCATATATGGTTGATAATCTTCGTCAGTATTTGGAAAAAGAACTTTTACTAATTCCGGAAAAAGATGATGAGCTTTATATGCAGTTAATTTCCTATGTTGTAGTGAGAACAACTCAAACTGGAAGGCCAGTATTTGAAGCAGGAGGTTCTGCGCAAGACCATGCTCATGATGGTTTGATTCTTGCTCTTTTATCTATTACTGAAAACTATAATGATTTACACAAAGCAAAGTTTACAAATAAAACTAGCAGTTTCTCTAACACATTCTTTATGCCAGGAAGCAAAGAGTCAGATGATAAAGAAGACTCAACATCTGTTGAAAAAAGTAGAACAAAAAATTTATCTGTTAAAAAATCATTCAAAACAAGTTTTAATAGAAGAGCCAATGCTCCTCTAAAAAGGAAAGTATTTTAAGATATGGCTAACTATGGATTGGGTAGATCTAACGCAGTAGAAAATGTTTTTGCTGACCCATACTCTGATGTTTCTTCTCTTAACTCGGTTGAGAAAAGATCAACAGAATATAACAGAATAATTGGAAATGAAAACAAATATAATAATCACTTATCTCATTCTACGATATTAAATATTAGATCATATGTTTTTGAATGTGAGCAAATACTAAAAAAACTATCTATAGAGATAGATGACAATCTACATATGGTTAACATAAATCCATATGTAAACATAAATTTAGAGACTGCACATGGGGCTGTTTGGAAAGATGCAATTAAACATTCAAATCAAATTATAGATACAACTGCTCCAAATTTCATTTGTTATGAAGAATATCTTTTTGCAAATAAACATCAATGTAGAGCTTGTAGAGAATTTATAAAACAATATGAGTTAGCGATAGGACATACAAGTTATGGATATTTATTACATCTTAAAAAGGTTCTTGAGTATCTGCATAAAGAAGTTTTAATTATTAAAAATATTGTCACATATTATTTAGGGGAGGATTATAGGGATGAAACAGAAGGGGAGATTGCAAAACACCTCGCAGATTGGTCAAAGGCAGTTACGCACTATTCGAAACAATTTGCCGCAGAAATCACATCAAAATCAATATCTCTCCCCCAATCCGAATTGGATCAAATCTCTAAAAAGCAAGCCGCTCAATTTCAAGCATTTTTTTCGCTCAGAGTAAATTCTGTAGTATCTGAGATATTGTCAGTGTCAGCTCTAATTAAGAGAGACTCTGTCGACGTTGCTCCAGCATTTTATGACAACTACCTAATGCCAGCACTAACTTTTAAGTCTAAATTAGTAGAGCCATTAATGTTGGATATAAATACATCAAATCTTTCAAGAAACGCTCCGATGTTAGTCGGAGAAATGTTTATTGCAAGCAATGCGATTACCGGAAATTTGGGTTCAGTTACAACAGATTTAGTTGAAAGAAGAATAACTGTTGGTAAAAGATTGTCGGCTTTAGTAGAATTATTTAGATTAAATAGAAGATATATTAATTTTATTATAAACCTAGAAGAGAAAGGTTTCTCTAGAGTTAAGCCACTATCTTTTCCTATAAAAGAAGATGTAGATAAAATAACATCAATATTTGAGTTCATTGATGTAGATTCATCAAAGAGAGAAAGCCTAAGATCATCACATAATGATTTAGACGATTTAGATGGAGATCCTCATCCGCAATATATAAAAGCAAGTGGAGGAAAAATTACTGGAGACATATATATCGAAAGTGGAACTAAAATAGGTGGAATTGATTTTGTAAATCATAGTCATAATTTCCAAGATGGAAGTTCTCCGATTAGTGCCGACTCAATAGACTACTCTTCTGCTAGATCAAGTTATTACGAATCGACAAATGAAAAACCATATTCTAATATTGTTTTAACTGGATTTCAATCTACACTTAAAATAGGTGGAGTTCATGAATATTCTGCTGTATTTGAAATAGACATAGAAGATGATAAACTAAATGCTTACGATTTTGAAATATTATATAAAGAGTTATAATTATGAATTGGTTTAATTATTATACAGATGGAACATTGGCGACTTCTGTTACTCCTCCCGTGAGGAGGCTTATAGTATTTCCATCTTTGTCTGATAACCTTAAAGCAGGAGACTGGATTCATTGTCCTCTAACAGATCTTAATATAGGGCAATTATATTTTAATGTTGGTCAATCGATTAATGTTTCTTTTGATCAAGATGCTTTTATAGTTGTATATGAAACGGCCACAACAAAAACTCCTACTTATTCTTATATAGATTTAGAAGAAAATCTTTACTTCAAATCATTAACGGATGTAAGTTCTGGTTCAAGACCAGAAGGTGCGTATTACATTTATTACCATTCAGATAATGCTCAATACATTCAGTTATCTAGCGGAAACTATATAAGAACTGCAAATCCTGGTGGTTCAAATTATATGGGAACAACTTCTGGTTCAGGAGTCAATGTTGTTGATTACTATTCTCATTTAGTTAATAAAAATTCCAATATTCGCATTGCAAAACTTTCATATTTTGGAGATTCAGAAATATGGTCAGATGGCAAAACAAATAAGCCAGGAGCAAAAATTCTTGGAACATTTGACGGTCCACGATTAAAAATATTTGCAGACAAAGGTCCAGACAAAGGTCAAATAAACATAAAAATAATTAAGACGTCTGCCACATCATCTGGACAGTCTGTTGTGTATACACAAAAAAATATTGATATGTATTCTGTTAATCAAGTTTTAGATACAGAAATATTTAATATTAATCTCAAAACAAATTCATCCGTTATAAATTTAAATTCTTATGATGATTGTTATGGAACATTTTCTTTTGAGATAGAACTTTTATCTTCAAAAAATCAATCTTCAGGAAGTACAGAAATGTCTATAACGAAATATTCTTTTAGTAAAAATTATGACCTCTACTTTGACAAAGAACAAATAGACACAAGCATTGTGTTTACTTCAACGGGAGTTATCAGATAATGGCAAAGATCAAAAAGACAATTAGCGGACTAAACCCAGATTCCAACTATTTATTTACGCTCAAACCAAAGAATGTAGAAATTTCAGCATTAGATGAATTACCAGAAGCAATTAGAGTCAAGACTCCATCTGCAGTTGGAAATCCGTCTAATATTACTGGATTGACTTTGGCCGCAAACTTTGAAACAGTCATGTTTGCATTTGATCCAGTTAATGATATAGATCTAGATTACTTTGAGTATAGACTCTATGATAACTCTGCCGGTACAGGAACTTTGGTCAACCAAAAAACCGCAACAAATGGAGACCTAATTTCTGGTACAGCAAAAGCTAATGTTTTTACCGTGTCTGTTGAAAACTCAACTTCGTCTGTCAATACAGCATATTGGGGAACCGTAAGAACAGTAAGTACCGCAGGAACAAGGGGGGCTTGGGTTTATCCGTTGGTTGGTTCTGGCGATACTCCATTGATTCAAGATCAATATATAAATAATCTTACAGCATCTAAAATAACTTCAGGAACAATAGGTGCACATACAATTACATTAGCTGGAGCAACATCTATCATAAAGTCTTCAAATTATTCTACTGGATCTGAAGGGTGGAAGATAGATGGTGTTGGAAACGCTGAATTTAATCAGTTAACAATAAGATCTCAATTGGATATTGGTGGAGATGACACAAGTTCTTTTCATGTTGATATCGATGGAAACATGTGGCTGGGAGCTGCTGTAGCGAATAAAGCAACTGCTCCATTTAGAGTTTCAAATACCGGAAACTTCTTTGCTGGAACTGGAACAAAATTCATTCAATGGGATGGCGCAAATTTAACCACAACAGGTCAAGTCATAACAAATGCAACACAAACTGGTGGAACAATAGCAGGAATTAATGCCGGAACTAATAAGATATATATAGGAACTGGAAATTACGCTAATGCAGACACAGCATTTTATGTAGATTCTTCTGGAAATTTTTCTTTAAAAAATAAATTATATTGGAATGCAACTACAAATGAATTAGTCATTGATGGAACAGTAACAATAGGATCACGTACTGCATCTCAAGTTAATAGTTCAATTGATACAGCGCAAAATACTGCTAATGGAAAAGTTTCTCCTGGTGATGTAAAAAATAATTTAGGTGGAACAGGTGTAACCACAATATCAGGTGGAGTAATTACAACTGGAACAATTAATCTCAATAGCGTAAATGTTAATACTGGCACTTCAGGTGCTCGCCTTTCAATAGATTCTACTGGTATAAAAATATATAACACTGGTGGAGTAAACACAGTCGCACTTAATTCCGATGGATCTGCAGTATTTCAACGGTTCTTTACAAGGAGCAACAGGAACATTCCATGGATCAGTATTAATTGGTTCTGGTAATAGTGTATTTAAAGCTGATTCAAGTGGTATTTATTTAGGTGACCAAACGTTTAGTAACGCACCATTTCGTGTTAATATGTTGGGCAATCTAACTTCAACTGGTACGGCGACAATCGATGGTACGCTTAATGTTGGAGCAAATATGTCTGTTACTGGAGCAATGACAGCAAGGAACGTTACAGTTGAAAATGGTTTCACTTATAGATGGTCCCAAAATGTGCCACAAGTTACTTCTACAACTCCAAATTTAAGAACAGATTTCATTCAAGGCCAAAATGTATACAGGCTTGTTCAAATTACTTCTAGAAGAGAATTGAAAGATAATATTGAAGACATTGTTAGTGGATTAGATATAGTCAAAAAACTAAGACCAAGAAAATATAGAGCTAAGATAGGTGATCCAGATCCAGAGACTGGAGAGCTTTGGGTTATAGATCCTAATACTGGAAAAAGATGGACACAACAAGCTCTAGATATCCAATCTTTATCTAGATCATATGGTTTTGTAGTAGAAGAAGTAGAAGAAGTTAGTAAAGATCTTGTTGATTACCATCCAAAAAATACAAAAATAAAACCAGATCAACCAGGCGGTGCGTATGACATATCCGAATGGTATCCAACTATGTATAGATACGTCGATATAGTTGCTCTTTCTGTAAGGTCTATACAAGAATTATGTGCTAGAATAGAAGTCTTAGAATCCCAGTTAAATAATTAAAGGAGTGCGCGCAAGTGCAAGATCGAAACTTAGATATTAATTTAATAGTTCAGTCATTTCAAGAAAAAATTAATCAATTAATGACAGAAACCATTGTCAAAGATGCTACAATTAAGCAGTTAACAGCTCAGATTCAGTCAATGACTGAGTCCGCAAAAAATACAAGCAAAAAGGATAAGTAATGTCAGAAGAAACTGTTGAAAAAGTAGAAGAAAAAGAATTTACTATTAGTATCAAGATTACAAATTCAAATTTGTCTTATAAGAGCGATTTTTCTGAGCCAGAGACGGTGTTCTGGCTGGAGTCAATTAAGGGAATTATTATTAATAAGACATTCCAGGACGCTGAAGGCAAAAGCTGAATTTAAATAATTATAAACTGTACTATACAGAAATAATTCCTATTTAATTTTGGAGTGTAGCCTCTTATGCCATTGCGTCAATACCTTCCTTTCAGAAGGCTAGAACTTAGTGAAGCTGATTTTGTAGCAGCTCAACTTCCGCCAGAAAGAATAAGCTCTCTTGGTAAGGCCATGAGAATAGCTGCCCTTGCTCTAGGCTATAAAGGGACAAACTATTTTTATACTGGCAGAAGCAATTTTGAACCTTCGCCATATGATTTTGATCGCATTATTCAAGCAGTTGATACAGACTCATATGTCAAACAAGCTGTAGCAAAATACAAAGACTTATTTTGGAAGGAAGGTTGGCAGATTGTTGGAGAAAATCCAGAGGCTGTAGCTTATTTGTATCAAAGAATAGACTACATGGAAATGGCAATGAAAAGACCATTTCTAGATTTTCTTATTGATTTATCTGATCAGCTATTCAAATTTGCAAATGTTTTTATCGTAAAAGCAAGAGCAGATATGTCAGAGTATTTTCCAATAAAACTTGATGGAATCAATGGTGGTTTTCCTGTTGTTGGATATTATTTAATTCCAACAGAGCAAACTAGAATTCTGCGCGATAAGCACAATAGACCTAAATCATACCAACAGCAAACAGATCCTCTAACCTATGCTCCTACAGATAGGGATCCTGTATGGTCAGCTGACAGAATAATACATCTTTTCTTTGATAGAAAACCAGGGAGAGCTTTTGGTACGCCATTTCTATCAAATGTTTTAGATGACGTCATTGCTCTACGTCAGATGGAAGAAGACATTCAAAATCTAGTTCACAGAGAACTTTTTCCATTGTATAAATACAGAATTGGCACAGCAGATCAACCAGCTGAGCCAGAAGAAATTGATCAAGCAGCTGCTGAGATAGAAAACCTCAGAGCAGAAGGCGGATTAATTCTTCCATTTAGACATGACGTTGAAGTCGTCGGATCAGCAAATGAAGCACTAGATGCAAGTGCATATCTTGATCACTTTAAGGAAAGAGTTGCTATTGGTTTAGGTGTTTCTCCTCATCATTTGGGAATGAGCATGAATGGTGGAAATAGATCTGTAACAGAAAGATTAGACACTGCTCTTTACGATAAAATCAAGCATTTTCAAAAACAATTTGCTGAGATGGTAAGAGTAAATATTCTTAATGAATTGTTGTTTGAAGGCGGGTTTGATCCTCTTATTAATCCAATTACATCGGAAGTTTCAGACAGATGTTATTTTAAATTTAATGAGATTGACGTTGACACTCAAGTTAAGAAAGAAACACATATAATACAAAAATATGTTAACTCTCTTATTTCGATTGACGAAGCAAGAATCAAACTTGGCGAAGATCCAAATATAGATTTGGAGGCTACATTCCAAGGCATTCAATCACAAATGCAGATGGACATGGCTGCCGCACAAATGGACGCTCAAGCAAAAGCTCAGCAGTCTAAAGACGTAACAAAAGATGGAGACAAACAATCTTCAGCTTCCTCTGGTCAAAGAAACTTGCCCTCAAGAAGAAGAGGAGTTGGCAACTTAGTTAGGCCACAAAATCAACAGGGAAGAAGAACATCTCCAAATATAAAAAGATCCGATTCTACATGGATTGGTTTAGTTGAAAATCTGTTGGAAGAGCAGTATAATGTAATCATACAAGATGATCAAATGTCAAAAGAGGATTAATATGTCAATAATGATTACTTCAGAAGTCTCAAAAGAATACACGAGAGAAGAAGATGCAATTCAAGGTTTCAAATCAGCAGTAGAAAATGGTCAAGTCAGACTTGCTTTGCAGATTCTTGCTGATGTTATAGACGGAATGATGGAAATGTTCAATATAGTTTTTGAAGATTCTGAAGAAGAAACAAAAAAACTAACTCCAGTTGTAGTAGAAAAAAATATCAAAGCAGAAAAGTTTGTTGAGGAAAAAGAAACTGCAGCTAAAAAACCTGCTATCAAAAAAGAAGAAATAAAAATCGAAGCTGAATAATATATATGAAGCTAATAATAGGTTGTCCTATTTATAAAAGAAGTTGGATTTTTCCATTGTGGGCAATGGCATTGGAAAGACAATCAATTCCTTTATCAAAAATAGGTTTTATATTTGAGACAAGTCCAGATGATGAAGAGACTGCCACCATGCTACATAGGTGGAGACAAGTTCATCCAGAAATTCCTTTGTATGAAATTCGAGAAAGAAAAGACGTTCCTCATTTTGAGCATATAGAAAACGGAAGACAATGGAGTATTTCAAAATATGAGAACATGGTTTCTCTTAGAAACTCTCTTCTTTCTCGAGTAAGAGAAATACAACCAGATTATTATTTCAGTCTTGATTCAGACATTATCTTAAAAAATCCTTCAACAATAGAACTTTTAATTAGTCACATTAATGACGGCGCAGATGCTGTAAATCCTTTAATGTTTATGACTCCTGTTGGAGTGGATTATCCAAGTGTAATGACATGGCTTGATAAAGATTCATACAAAGCACATAGAACAAAAGAATATCCACTGGGAAGTTATTTTAAATCTGATGTCATAATGGCAGCAAAGATGATGTCAAAAAAAACTTATAATCTTGTTGATTATGAACTGCACATACAAGGCGAGGACTTGGGATGGTCTGTGAATGCAGCTAAAAATGGTCTAGAACTGTATTGCGCGAGTTATATTTATGCACCTCACATTATGCATGAGGCAATGCTAGATCATTTTAAAACAAATGGTGATGCAAGAGAAATGATAATATTTTAAAACTATATAAAAACATGATATCTTTATATAAAATTGTTTAATGTTATAAAAGCAAATTTACTATATAGTTCAAGCGAGTATGCTATGCAAACACGGAGAAACCAATGAGTTTTGATTTCGTAGAAAATTTTACTGTTCAACTTCCAGACTTTTCAAAAATGAATGTTTCCTTTGAGGAAGCAATTAATTCAAATAGCGGTCTTATTATTGAGGTTGCAGCTATACACGAAGGTCTTACACGGAAATTATAATAATTACTCTGCAGCAGAATTAGAAAAGGCTCTCCAGTCTTGGGTTGAGCCATATCCAAAGCCAATTATTCTCAATCATGATATTAACTCGGAACCAATCGGTAGAGTTATGGCTGCAAGGATGGATAAAGAAGCAGATGGTTCTTCATTTGTGCGTTTGCAAGTTGCAATTACAGATCCGGCTGCAATTCAAAAAGTTCTTGATAAGAGATATTTGACAGGTTCTGTTGGTGGAAGGGCTGGAAAAGCAGTATGTTCAATTACTGGCGACGATCTAGCTAAAGAAGATGACAACGGAAGGCCTAAGTTTTCAAAGTATAGAAGAGGCCAGGTTTATAAGGGCAAATTAGCATTTGTCGACATGCAAGAAATCTCTTTTAAAGAGTATTCTTTTGTGAATCAACCAGCTGACTCAAAGTCAAGCGTTAGATCAATCAATTCTCCTAATTCTGGGTCACTAGATACCTCAGATGGCGAATGGGTAGCTAAAAGCTCAGCTTTTCTTTTAAGTATGGATAAAGAAGATATTATCTCTGTAGAAGAAAATGAATCAGTTTTTTCAAATATGAAAAAGAAAGAATCAAAGCCTCTTTACTTACATCTTAAGGGAGCTTTTTTGACAGCACTTTCAATCCAGGAGAGCGAAAATTACAATAAATCTAATACTGCATTACTATCTACTGAAGATATAATGGTCAGTACTGATTCTCAGGAGAATGAAAAAATGGATAATTCTACTAAAGAAGAAGATATTCTTCTTGTTGCTCAAGAATTGAGCGATTCTTTGTCTTCTATTGCTTCAGAATCAAAGCAGCAAGAAGAAGTTTCTGAAGAAGTTCAGGGCGAAGAAGTCGACGCTAAAGAAGAACAAGAAGAAGTCGCTGAATCAAGCGAAGAAAAGGTCTCCGAAGAGGACGCAGAGAGAACAGAAGAACATACTGAAGAAGTTGTTGATTCTGAAGAATCTGAAGAATCCGATGAGAAGTCTGAGGAAACTCAGACTGTTTCTAAAGAGGGCGAAACTCAGGAGGATTCACTCAACGATAAAGAAGAAGTCGCTGAGAACGAGGATTCCGAGAAACTCGAAAGAGTTAAGGCCCTTGAAGAAGAGAATGCAAAGCTCAGAAGCGCATTGCACAGAACTCTTGTTGAAAGAGTTGTTGATGCAAAGATTGCTGCTGGTGTTGAAGCTGCAGAAGAAAGAGAAGAGCTTATTGAGGAGCATGCAAAGCGTACTGCTTCTTCGTTAGCAGATTCACTAAGAGATCTTGCAAAGATGCCACAATTTAAATCAAACAAGGCACCAATGCCAGAAATCAATTCTGAAATCGAAGCTGTTGAGGGTGAGGACAATGTCACCACCATTGATGGTCAGATCAAAGAAGAAAAATCAAAAACAGAATCAATCCCAGAGCAAGTATTTGTAGATGCTCTCATGGGCCGCAGAAAACTATAAATTTATATTTCAAGGAGAAACTTAAATGAGTTTAGCTAAATTCCGTAAGGTAGGCACTAAGACCGGCGCAGGTCGTTTCGTAATCTCAGAGGGTATTGCCCCAGCAGCTTACCTCCTGCCACATCCTGGCCTTCCTACATGGTACCTTGACAGTGAAGATGATCGTTTCGAGATCGTCATCACTAAGGGTACAATTCTTTCAGTCGTAACCGACTCAGCTGGTGATTCAAGAGTTGTTCCAGCTAATGGTACATCGGCTGCAATCACTTTTGGTGACAACATGCCATCATCTTGGGATCCACTAGATGGTGCAACTCCATCTTACAGCTCTGGAGCAACTGACACTGTTACTGTTGCTGCAAGATCAGTTCCAGTAGGTGTTGCACAGTACGACCTCTACCGTCCATTCGACAAGGGCACCTCACAGGGTGCTGGGTTCATTACCCATGGCTACGTAGAGTACCCAATGGTTTCAGGCATCAACGCTGACGTTGCTGCCGGTGATGTGGTGCGTTCCGATCATATGGGACGTCCAGTGAAGGCAGCTGCTGCTGATTTCTACAACAGCTCTGCAGTCTATTCTTACCTCCAGGTTGGTAAGGTAGTAGAGGTTGAGAAGTTTGCAACCAACTTTGATGATGGCTTGCTTTCTTATATGCAGCTTCCTTCAGACCCAGGTGCACTTAAGACTGTGTTTGAGCTTACTCGCTCAGGCGCTTTCTCGGGCAAGCTTGGTATCCGTAGCAACCTGGATGTCCACAACGTGATTGGCGCATTCCGCGTTAATCTCACAATATAATAAAAGAAAATAGCACAGGAGGAATAATCCTAAGATGAGTAAGACAATCCAAGAGCTCCTCTCGGGTCTCCCAGCTTGGGAAGCCGCGCTGGCCGAGGATGGATATATTGACGAAGATAACAGAGTAACTATTAAGGAAGCATTTGCATCGTCTGACGCTGCAATCCTCTTCCCCAAAATAATCTCTCGCACTCTTAAGGAAGCAGCTGAGCCACAATTGCTGGTTACGCCACTTCTCTCAACAGTTCGCCTCGGAAAGGGACGCTCCTTGGAGTTCCCTGCAGTAAATGCCATCCAAGCAGCAGAGATACCCGAAGGACAAGAGTACCCAGAACAAGCACTCGCATTTGCCAAGCAGATCGAGGGCAAGGTATCAAAGAAGGGCGTAAAGCTGGCCTTTACTGAGGAAGTAATTGCTGACTCCCTTTGGGATATCGTAGGCATGCACGTAAGAGCTGCAGGACGCGCCATGGCACGTCTCAAGGAACAAATTGCTCTTAGTCGCTTCAAGGACGCTGCAACCATCGTCTTTGACAACGACAGTGGCAGCTATGACGACACAAGTGGTCGTGACATCAACGGCGCATTGAACCAGACAATTGCCTGGGACAATATCGTTGATATGGCTGCAGTTCTCATGGCTGAGAATCATGTTCCAACTGACTTCATCCTTCACCCACTTATGTGGTCATTGTTCCTCAAGGACAATGTCTTCCACGCAGGTGGCGCACAGATGAATACAAGCTGGGGTTACCGTCCACAGTCCAAGGAAGGTACGCTTAATGCTACTGCTCCAATGGGCTTGAACGTTATTGTTTCACCATTCGTCAGCTTCACCGCTAAGAGTGGCGCAACACCAGCTAAGTCAGACCTATTCCTCATTGATCGTAATGAGGTTGGCACACTCCTCGTCAAGGATGACATGAGCACCGATCAGTTCGATGATCCAAGCCGTGACATTCGTTCAATGAAGATGAAGGAGCGCTACGATATTGTCATGCTGGGTGACGGTGAAGGTATCACCGTTGCTAAGAATGTCAAGCTAGCACGTAACTACGAAGTAGAAGTCACAAGATCGATTACTTCGAACCTCTAAAAAAAACCTTAGGGTAGTTATAGTTACGATACCCTAAAAGCAGGGGGCGACTTTCGGGTCGCCCCCTGTTCTTTTATTCCAATGATTGGTTACTAATATTATTAGTTTGTAATCAGGAGATTAATGTGACCCTTCCGTTAATTGAGTACGCCATTGTTGATACCAATATGGTTGTCATAAGATTTGGTAAAACAATTAAAATATCAAGTCTTAAAAATGAAAATTTTATAGTTCAGACTAACCATGCTACTCCTACAGTTTTAGCTCAACCTTTTCTTCCAATTAATACAATAGCTGACTATAATCAAATATCAAGAACTCTTAAGTTGTACTGGGATGTTACTAGGCAAACAAATAAAGAGTATTTAATTAGGCTTGTCAATTTTTTGGATGCGGCAAATGAGTCAATTTCCGAAGAACAGATATGCTTTACTCAAGAGGAAAGTGCAACTCCAAGTGAATTTAATTCCTACACTGTTCCAGTTATTCAGGAACTGTTTGTAGAGGATCATTCTATTAGAACTGACGCCTATACGACAGTTCAAATTTTGGCAAAAAACCCTAAATTTTATATAGCAGATGTTAATCCAATTAACGGTGATTTTTATTTAAATAATGATTATAATAATGGAAGAGTTATTATTAAATTTAGTTCACGTCCTGCTACAAACTTTTTAAATAATTTTTATTTTAAAGCACAGAGAAAAAAGATACAACGCAATGTTTCAAGATGGGAAAATATCGAAACAAGAGTGTTGATGCACTCGTGGAAGCCAGAAGTGTATGTTGATTTTCCATCAGAAGATGCAACGCCTGTGTATTTTACTGATGACAAAGATTATTTTAAGTCAGGATACAAATATAGAATTATTGTATCCAAAGATGTGGGCGTCTAGAATGAGTAATTTCATCTATGGGAAAACAAAAGAATCTCTTTTAAAAGGCGAAATCAATTTATCTGTAATTGAAATAAAGATTTTGATTATTAACAATTCTTTATATACACCCAATCAAAATGTTGATCAGTATGTCTCTGATATACCTGCTGGGTCAATTAAAAAAAGATCAAATGCACTTGAAAATGTTACTGTTACTTTAGGGGTAGTTGATGCAAGTGATCTAATCATTGGAGATTATGATGGCTCTGCATTTAATGCCGTTATTGGGTACCAGTCTTCTGCAACTGACGAAACATCAAGATTAATATTTTATGTAGATACCGCAACTGGTTTACCTTTTACTGGATCAAATTCATCAAGTCCCATTACTATAGTTTGGGAAAACGGCCCTAATAAAATTATTTCATTATAGGAGAAATATGCCAACACAATATCCTGGTTCCCTTGATAATTTCATCAATCCTAGCCCAACAGATACTTTAAATTCGGTTGTAGTACCTCATGCACAACAGCACGCAAATTTAAATGACGCTGTAGAAGCAATTCAAACTGTAATGGGTCTAAATCCTGCCGGTTCTCATTTAACGGTCAAAGACAGAATAATATCTGCAGAATCACAAATAGCAACACAATCTGTTCTCAATGGTTTAAGTGACGTTACTATTTCGACAGTAGGTTCAGGTGATGTCCTTCGTTATAATGGCAATCAATGGATAAACTATTCTGAAGAAAATTTAGTTGATGGAGGAAACTTCTAAAAATGTCAAATACAATTAGAATCAAAAGAAGGGCTCCTGGTGGCTCATCAGGTGCACCAGCGTCGCTTGAAAACGCAGAATTAGCATTTACAGAAGTAGATGACGTCCTCTATTACGGTAAGGGAACAAATGGCGCTGGTGGTACGGCGGGAACAATTCTTGCCATTGGTGGTTCTGGTGCATTTACTACACTCACAACTGCTCAAACTATTTCTGGTAATAAAACATTTACAGGAACAGTTGTTGTTCCGACTCCATCTGCTTCGACACACGCTGTAACAAAAGGATATGTCGATACCGCTGTTGCAGGCGTTGCAACGTCGTTTACGGTAGCTGCAGACAGTGGTTCTAGTCAAACAATAACTTCTGGCACAGACACTTTGACCATTTCTGGCGGTACAGGTCTTACATCAGTCGCTTCTGCAACAGATACAGTTACAATCAATCTTGATAATACAGCAGTAACAGCAGCCTCATATGGTTCAGCTACGGCAGTAGCAACATTTACTGTTGATGCACAGGGTCGTTTAACAACTGCCG